TGTAGTTGCAGTATCTAAACTTAATATAAAGTTTATAATACGCAACTGACCCTTGATAATCCAAAGGTCTTGCTCAGAATTAATATTATTTATATTAATAATATTAGATTCTAAATTTTTTAAATCAGCACATAAATCGTGCCAACCTTCTACTTCCATCATAGACATCCTGTCCATTAGGAATTGTTCGTCTGTTTTAGCCATATATTATTGTACTCTTGTACTTATAGGGGCTGTTTTACCTGCTTGTTTTGCTTTTGCAAGGTTTAATATTGTTTCAGATTTTAAATGTTCTACTTCTGGTAGGTTTCTGGCTGTTTCAGAAATCGTATTAGCCATATCTACTTTATCTTTTTCTATTCCCATTGCTTCTCTTTGCAACTTAATAGCTTTAGCTTGTGCATCTATCTCAGTTGGTACTAATGCTGCTGCTTCTGCTTGATGTTTAAGTGCTCTAGCGTTTTCTTCTGCTGCCTCTGCTGTTGTTTTCTGTATATCAGCTTGTGCTTTTTGTATTTGCAACTGTGTAGCCATATCTTGCATTTGTTGCATCTGTGGGTCTGTTTGCATACCTTGTTGCAGTCCAAATACAATTTGGTCGCGGTTATGAATACTAGAATTTTGGAACATAGCTAGTAATATAACATTAAATGCAGGTGAATCAGCAGGTATTGACTGTAACATCTGCACCATTTGTTGCATTTCTAACTCTTTTGCCATTATACCCATAGTAGAGTAAGGCACAAATTTGTAATCAGTAACAGGATATCTATCGACATCAAACTGTATCTTACGATACATAGCTTTGTTTATCATAGGTATCAAAAATGTGTTCTGAAAATTCATTAAGGTGCGTTTCTGACGCTTAATAGACGCTGACTGCATCATAGACATACCACTTGCAGTTTCTTGCTGTGGCATAGACATATCTGCACTACCAGTACCCATCTGAATCATGTTTTGTAAACTAGCTACTTGATTAAATGTACTGCCATCCATCACACCCATGTCTAATGGCATGATTGCATCTCTAGGATTACCATTAGTTAGTACAGTTTTGCCTGCTCGTACCTCAAATTTACTTCCACGAGGTAGTCTGGTAGCGTCAGCAGCCATCATCATAGTGTTTCGTAGTGCCATTGAGTCAATTCTGGCTCTCATTTCTGCATCTAATGCTTTTTGTGCGTTATATCCTTTTTCAACTACACCCCTACCCCAAAAGCGGTTGGGAATAATGTCGTGTTGGTACGCAACAAAAGGTCTATCTTTCATCATAAAAGCATTTTCTTCTACACGCAAGATGTATTCATCATTACATATAGTTACTACTGCTTCTACTAACTCATCTTTTTTAGAATACTCAAAATCATCCTTATCAGCTTTTGCTTTTAAGAATCGTTTAGGTACAAGACCCCAATATTCTGTAATTTTTACTGAATCAGACTCGTCAGCACTTTTAACTTCGCCATCAAACCCTAATTTAGCAGTATCATAATCACCATCAAGGGGTACATCACGATAAATGCCAGACTGTATACCCTCTACTACATGATATCTAGGTTTGATTACTTCGTGGGCGACACCTAGTGCGTCATCTATTGAATGAGCAGAAGGGTCAAACAAAAATTCGTGTGGTTGTATAGGTTCTACTTTAACATCTATAGACGAATACTCAGTAATACCACGCATACCTGTCATTGAACCCTCTACAGGTTGCTCAGATGGTGCTCTTTCTATAGTTTGTTGTACAACAATTTTTGCAATACCTGTTCCATAGATTGCAGCGTTTAAAAATACCTCACTAATAGCATCCTTACAGCCAGTTTTTTCTAAATCTTCTTGTAATAAATTTCTTATGTACTCTGCTTCACTATTATCTTGGTCAAGCATGTCATCTTGTATATCAAACCATTTTCCCCTGCCAAAAGTTGCTTCCTCTAATTCAGCAACAGATGACTCAACTGCTTGTTGTGTAGCAGGTGCAATAATTCTTGAGCGTTCTGCAGTTCTTGTTCTGTCAGAAGAATCCCAAATACCACGCCATATACGATAATACTCATCCCATTTGGCAGAGTAGTTCATTTCACGGTGGTTACGCCACCCATCTAATCGGTACATTAACCAACTAGCTAGGGCTTGGTATTGTTGCTCTTTCTTGTCAAGCATAAAATTCTATTCCTAAGAAATTGTTGCGATTATAACACAAAACATAGTTTTAGTGTACGCTATCGCTGAGTTCTTCTATTTCAATGTGACCATCCATAATCATCTTACATATAGATAAGTCTACTTTTGAATCATCTGGTACTAAAGTAGGGTCTATGTCATTAGCAAAATTTGCAATAATAGACAACGCTGCGACATACCTTATTTTTAAAGTAGTCGGGTCAGCACTAAATTCTAATACATCTTCATAATCTTTATCGTTTAAATCTTCAATATCCTGCAATATCATCTACTGGACTCCATTCTTCCTCGAGTTCTATCGAATGTGCAAAATCTGCCACACTTACTTGGTCAATATACGCTAACGAATCGAGTAAATCGTCATGTGCCATTTTATTTGGAAAGTCTAACATTTGGTTTTTAAACGCTTTCCAGTCTTTATCTGGATTAAATGTTATCTGACCATGTTCCATTCTACCTTGTAGCGACCATGTTATTCTATCTATTTTCTTTTTACCACCATGACGCAACTCTATAAGCGACAGCCACTTGTTTTCTGTTCTCATTTCATCTTCCAAGTAAGGTAAGATGGCATTACGCAATGCTCCAGTTTCTATTCCTACAGAGTTAGACTCTACCCTAACCGCAGCACCAAGAATTTTTTTTGCAGTTTCTTTAATGTTCCATCTGCCATGTATAATCTCTTTGACCCACCACTTATCTCGGTCGATTTTTACTACCGCAATAGAGGTTTCGTCTAATCGAGAGCGTTTTAGATTGCGTTCTTTTTCACTATCCTCGTAACCTGCAGGGTCAACTGCTATACAATATGTACCCTCGTCTGGTTCTTCATCTTCTCGAAACCACTCTTCTTTAAATATACCACCACTAAAGGTTTCAAATGACGCTTCAAACTCTTGCCTAAACGACATAGACGACATTGACTTACTAGCAGCCTCTATTTCTTCTTCGGGCAGGAAAGGATTATCAACAGAGGTAAACTGAAAAGCATCCCATTGCTCATCGTCTTGAGCATCTTGATACAAATCAAAAAAGTGATTTTTACCTGCGGGCGTACCTATAAATAGTGCTCTACCTTTTACATCTGCAAGTGTCGGTCGTATAATTTGTTCCCACACAATAGGTTTCATACTGGCGTACTCGTCAAGCACGACATAAGAAAGCCCCACGCCCCTTAGAGTTTCTGGTCGGTCACTTCCCTTTAAATAGATTTTCCTACCATTTATCAAAGTAAGAACTGCGGTGTTCTCGTATGCTTGGATTATTAAATCTTTTCCTAACTCTTTCAGCATAGCCCACATAATGTCTTTAGCTTGTTGAAAAGTAGGTGCTATATAAAATACATCCTTAGACTCGGACTGTATAGCGTTTATTAATAATAACCAAGCAGATAGGTAGGATTTTCCGAATCGCCTGCCTGCAGCGACTATCTTAAACCTTTTGTTGGATTTGAATATCTGCAGTTGTGCAGGGTGCAGATTAATGTCTAATTCAGCCAAACTTCTCTGCCATTGGTGTTGAGTCTATATTAACGATTACTTCGTCATCAGACTTTTCCACAGGTTCAATAAGTTCGCCCTCTGGAGTCACATCTAACTGTTGTTGTATGTTATCCAGAGAGGAAACATTAATTATGACTTGAGCATCTGCTTTTGTGCGTGTTGAGTCAACAGCTTTGTGGACAGGGAGGATTCTATCTAAACACATCTTCAAACAATGCACATCGCCATCCATAGCTTTCTCAATTACCTTTTCTACTATTTCTGGAGATTTGTTTGACATTAACTCTCGTGCCAAAGCAGTATACTTGTTTACAGAACCTTTAGGTCTGCCTTCTCCATTAAGTGATTGCATACCCTTATGGAGATTAGGATTACCACGCTTTTTCTTAGATTCTGCCATAAGGCTCAGATTAGAGTTGTCTTGTGGGTATTATAACACAAATAAAGTTGAAATTTGGTTTTTTGTAAATTGGAGGTATTATATATGTACAGCCTTGCCAAGCATGGGCCCCCCCATGCTTGTATAAATAGCTCGTAGCGAAGCTACTCGTAACACAAAACTAAGCCTATGGCTTATGTTTTGCTAACTACTGAGCCGACAAGGCGAAACCTTAACGCACTTGAGGCGTAAATAAAAGAGAGAGGGATATACAATTTTTAAAAGATTTATCACCAATAAAACACAGCGTGAAAATTACTTATCAATTACTAAATATCTAATTCCTTGCTTTGGGGCTTATCTGCTAAGCGTTGATTTTAGCAGACAGACCCCAATCTAGTCAAGCGGTTTATTCTTTATCTTGCAATTTATTTAAAAACTGCATTGCTTGATTAGCTTTCGCACTTGCTTTAAAGATAATTTTATTATCATCTTTCAATGCTTGCATCCATGAATTTAAATATTTTGCATGGTCTGCATTTGTTTCGACTGGCTCAATTCCAAAGTGAACCGACTGAAAGCAAGCACCCAACTCAGCGACCAACTCCTCAAAGGCATAACTTTTTCTGTCACTTTTGCCCTTAAGATTTCTGTCACATCTTGACTCGTGACCAGTCCAATGAGTTAACTCGTGGAACAATGTGCCATAATAATTTTGTTCTGCGTTTGCGTCATCCGTAGCGAAAAAGGTTTTCATTGGTGGCATGTTGATGTGGTCAGAGTTCGGATTATAAAATGCTCTAGCATGGAGGTGTTCAACATTCGCACCAGTATTTTTAACCCAAGTATCTGCAAGTACATGTGAGAAATCAGAACCCTCAACAACTGGAGCGACTTCGTAGTCTTGCGTCTGCGACTCGTTAAAAACTGTGTAGCATTTCATCATTGGAATTTTTACAGGCTCATTAGTATGAAAATTTACTTCACCGTTTTTGGATTCAAGCATTTTAAAAAATACAATCGTTGTGCCTTTCTGACCTTTGCGGATTTGCTTGCCAACTCTTGACCATGCTTTATATGTTCCCCACTCGTGAGATGTCATTTCCTCACCAAGCAGAATAAATAAATTTATTCCGCTATATGGTTTTTTTGTTTCGCAATTGATTGGCAATCTTGAATCGCCAACCCATGACTTGAGCCAGTTTGTACCGTGTTGCTCCATTTTATTAAAAACACTTTCTGCAACTTTTTTTGTTAGTTCTGATGTTATCATTTCCTTACCTCTCTCTATAGTTAAAATATTTTGTTTTGTTTTGTAGGTATATTATAACATTTCTACACCACATGTCAAGCAAATAATAAATTATTTTTAAAAAAAAATTTTCAGATTTTGCACTACTCATTGCCGATTGCTCTTTGCCTTTCGCTCGGTTGTTTCTGCTGTCTGAAACATTAAGAGCATAGACCAAGCCGACTAGGCTTGACCTAGCTTTGCATTTACCAAGCCGACTAGGCTTGACATTCACGCTTTTAACATAGCGAATGGCTGGCAATAAGACTGGCAATAACGGAGTCCAACAACAACTCAAGTTATTCTAGGGTTATTCTAGCCATGAGCTGAGCCGACTCTTAGGCGAATCCTTCAAAAAATTTTTGCCCTCGCTACACTCGGGCTTAGTAAGGACTCGCTTAGACGCTCGGTGTACGCACTTAATGTTCCAAAGAACAGGAACAACCGTGCTAAGAGCAAGAGATAATCGACAAGAAATAAAAAGGGCGAAAAAATACCCGACTGTTTTGGTCGGGTACTTAATGAGAATGATTATCGTTTAACTTTCTTCATCTTCCTCAAGGAATAAATCTAACTCGTTGAATAATTCAACACAGCTTGCAAGTTTGTGTGTGTCTGATGACTGCGAAAAATTTATTGAAAGAGAAACGAAAAACATATTGACCTCATGGTCAAGAGTTGTTTCTACTGTGTCAGTATTATATGCGTCATCTAAGAAATGGAAACTTGCTCCTAATATTTTTCTAGCTGTGAACATTGCGTTTGCGTCTTTGAATTTGAATTGAATAATTGTGTTTGCTTTTTTCATTTTATTTCCTTATTTAGTTGTAGTTGTTTTTTTCTTAGTTACTTGATACGTTATATATCAAGGTGTATATATTGTCAACACTG